AAGAAGGTAGGCATACCATAGGAGTACAAACAAATTAACAAACAAATAATGATTTTAATGATGCTAGGAGTACTTTTGGAGGAGGCTCGTGGACCCAGTAACAATTATCGGTGGTGCAACCGTAGCTTTCAATGCGTTGAAGAAAGGCTTTCAAGTAGGTAAAGACCTACAATCTATGTCAGGACAGTTGACCCAATGGGCAGGTGCTATGAGTGATCTGTCCTACGCTGAACAAAAAAATAAGAACCCTCCTTGGTGGAAAGCAATGAATGGAGGGTCTGTTGAAGCAGAAGCTCTGGCTATATTTACTGCTAAACGAAAAGCAGAATCTATGAGAAAAGAGCTAAAAGACTGGATCAGTTTTAGCATGGGACCATCTGCCTGGGATGAACTTGTGGCTACGGAAGGTAGAATACGTAAGCAGAAGAAAGACCAAGAGTATCGCAAAGCAGAGATACAAGAAGCAATAGTAACTTGGACTCTCTCAATATTAATAGTATTAACTGGAGCAGGAATGCTAGGGTTTATAATTTACATGGTGACATAATGGCAAGAAACCTAACAGAAAAACAACAGAAGTTCCTTGAAGTCTTGTTTGAAGAAGCAGGTGGGGATGTTGTACAAGCTAAGAAACTAGCAGGATATGGTGAACAGTCTAGCACTACCGCCATTGTAGAATCATTGAAAGATGAGATAGGTGACAGAACACGTAGTTACTTTGCACGTACAGCACCCAAAGCTGCAATGGCTATGGTGGGTGCATTAAGTGATCCGACAGAACTAGGTATACGAGATAAGATGTCAGCAGCTAAAGACTTGCTTGACAGAGCAGGACTTGGTAAGGTAGAAAGAGTAGATGTATCGTCATCTAGCGGTGGCGTATTTATACTACCATCTAAAGAAGGAACAAACGAATAAGTAAACAGCGTGAGTCCTTGGGATACTGGGAACTACCAAGACCACACAAGGGCGCAGAAAAACAATGGCACGTAATAGCTAGAGTAACTAGAACAATACCGTTTGGTTACGAAGTTGACCCTAACAATGATAAGCTACTTCAGCCTATCATTCCAGAGCTAGAAGCATTAGAACTTGCAAAGAATCACATCCTGCAATACACTTATAAAGAAGTAGCACTGTGGTTAACAAAGCAAACAGGTAGGTACATATCTGGTAAAGGACTTAAGAAAAGGGTAGACATTGAGCGAAAACGTAAGAAAGCAGCTACAATTAAGCGCAAGCTTGCCAAGCGGCTCCAAGAAACGTTACAAGAAATCAAGAACCTTGAAGAAGAAAGAATCGGAGCCTACACAGTTAAGTCCAGAGCAGCCACAGCCTAAAGTACAAACTGTAGCAGCAGAAGTTAAAACTCCTGAGTTTGATGTTGATATTGCTCAAGAAGTAGTGTTTAAACCAAACGCAGGACCACAGACAAGCTTCCTCTCTGCCTCTGAAAGGGAAGTCTTGTATGGAGGGGCAGCAGGTGGTGGTAAGAGCTTTGCAATGCTTGCTGACCCCCTTCATGGTCTAAACGATCCAAACTTTAGTGGTTTACTTGTTCGCCATACTACGGAAGAACTTAGGGAACTTATACAAAAGAGTCAAGAACTTTACCCTAAAGCTATTCCTGGCATCAAGTGGAGTGAACGTAAGTCACAGTGGATTGCACCTAGAGGTGGTAGACTGTGGATGTCCTACTTAGATAAAGATATGGACGTAACACGATATCAAGGACAAGCGTTTAACTGGATCGGCTTTGACGAACTTACACAATGGCCTACTTCTTACGCTTGGGATTACATGAGATCCCGACTTCGTTCAGCGTTTAGTTCTCAGCTAGGTTTGTACATGAGAGCTACTACAAACCCTGGCGGTAATGGACACGGTTGGGTAAAGAAAATGTTTATTGATCCTGCTCCTGCCAATGATCCTTTCTGGGCAACGAACATTGAAACTGGTGACACTATAAGATTTCCTAAAGGGCATAGCCGTGAAGGTGAACCCTTATTTAGGCGTAGGTTTATACCTGCTAGTTTGTTTGACAACCCTTACCTAGCAGACAGTGGTGACTACGAAGCAATGCTACTATCATTGCCTGAACACCAAAGAAAACAGTTACTAGATGGTAATTGGGATATTAATGAGGGAGCAGCATTCCCTGAATTTGATAGAAGCATACACGTTGTGGACCCATACGATATTCCAAAGTCATGGGCTAGATTTAGAGCTTGCGACTATGGTTACGGTTCCTACACTGGAGTTTTATGGATCGCTGTTTCACCAGATGAACAGTTGGTTGTTTACAGAGAGTTATATTGTTCTAAGGTTACAGCTACAGATTTAGCTGATATGATACTAGATGCAGAATCAGAAGATGGTACAATGAGGTACGGTGTACTGGATTCATCCCTCTGGCATAAAAGAGGTGACACTGGCCCATCACTTGCAGAGCAAATGAACATGAAGGGTTGCCGTTGGCGTCCATCAGATCGCTCTCGTGGCTCAAGGGTTGCAGGTAAGAACGAGATACACCGTAGGTTGCAGGTGGACGAGTTCACCGAAGAGCCAAGGCTTGTGTTCTTTTCCACCTGCACGAATACAATAGCGCAAATCCCTACGATTCCGCTAGATAAAAAGAACCCTGAAGACGTAGATACTCACGCAGAAGATCACTTGTATGATGCTTTACGTTACGGTATAATGACTAGACCAAGAAGTTCTATATGGGATTTTGATCCCTCAAAACAACGATCTGGCTTTCAAATGTCAGACCCTACCTTTGGCTACTAAGTATGAAATCATTTGTTGTTGTAATAAGTATGTGGGGTAACACAGGAACAGAATGGGTCTACACAGGAAACCAGTATATAATGCAAGAACTATTTACTAAAGAGCAATGCCAACAAATAGTGCAAAGTTCTAATTGGAAAAAGTATGAACAGAATGAATACTATGGCTTACAATTTGATTGCTTTAATAAGGATGACCGATAATGGCTGAAATAGAAGACCTATCATTTGAAACAGATGATGTAATAGCTGCAGAGAGTGAGGATGATAAACTCTTTGAAAGTGTAAGCAGTATAGTATCCTTTGTAGGTGATCGTTACAAACGTGCTGAAGATGCTCGTTTAGGTGATGAAGAGCGTTGGATGAGGGCATACCGAAACTACAGAGGTATATATGGTCCTGATGTACAGTTTACTTCTTCAGAAAAGTCTAGGGTATTTGTTAAGGTTACTAAAACAAAAACTCTAGCAGCTTACGGACAAATAGTAGATGTCTTATTTGGTAACAACAAGTTTCCACTGACTATCAATCCATCTGTTCTACCTGATGGGGTAGCTGATGCTGTCCACATTAATATTGATCCGAATGCTGAAAAAGCTACAGACATACTACGTGATTCCTTTACTAAAGAAACAACAAAGCCTTACTTGATAGGACCCGACACTGAGTTAAAGCCAGGTGAAACTATGGCTGATCTTAGGCGTAGGCTAGGTCCAGTAGAAGACAAGGTAGATCCTGTATCTGAAAAGATAATAGAGGGTGACGGTAGTACACCTACAAGTGTAACATTCCATCCTGCTATGGTAGCAGCTAAGAAGATGGAGAAGAAAGTACATGATCAGTTAAACGAATCTGGCGCATCTAAACACCTACGTAGTATGGCATTTGAAATGGCATTGCTAGGCACAGGTGTAATGAAAGGTCCGTTTGCAGTAGATAAAGAGTATCCTAACTGGGATGACAATGGTGATTATGACCCATTAATTAAAACCGTACCCTCAACAAATCACGTATCTGTTTGGGACTTTTATCCTGACCCTGAAGCTTCGTCTATGGATGACGCTGAATATGTTGTTGAAAGACATAAGATGTCACGTAATCAAATACGTGCATTAAAAGACAGACCTTACTTTATGGAAGATGCTATTGAAGAAGCTGTAGCTTCAGGCTCAGACTATGTACGTAAGCATTGGGAAATGAAGATGGAGGACGATGATAGTATTTCTACAGACAGTGAGCGTTGGGAAGTATTAGAGTTCTGGGGTTTTGTTGATAAAGAAATACTTGAAGAGAACGGCATTAAGATACCTAAAGAGTATAAAGACTTGTTTGAAGTCAATGCTAATATCTGGACAGTCAATGGTAAAGTAATTCGTTGTGTACTTAACCCCTTCAAACCTGCACGTATACCTTACTACTCAGTGCCTTTTGAGCATAACCCTTATTCCTTCTTTGGCGTAGGTATTGCAGAAAACATGGATGATACACAAACATTGATGAACGGTTTCATGCGAATGGCTGTTGACAATGCTGTATTATCTGGTAATCTTCTTATTGAGATTGACGAAACCAATCTAGTACCAGGACAAGACATGAGTGTGCATCCCGGCAAGGTCTTTCGCAGACAGGGAGGCGCACCTGGTCAAGCCATTTTTGGCACTAAGTTTCCAAACGTTGCAGGTGAAAACATGCAGCTATTTGATAAGGCAAGAGTACTAGCAGATGAATCAACTGGTTTCCCATCTTTCGCTCATGGTCAAACAGGCGTTACTGGAGTTGGTCGTACTGCTTCTGGCATTTCTATGCTTATGTCTGCTGCCAACGGTAGCATTAGGACTGTTGTAAAGAATGTAGATGACTATCTCATTGCTCCAATGGGTAAAGCATTCTTTGCATTCAATATGCAGTTTGACTTTGATGAAGGTATACGTGGTGATCTAGAAGTAAAAGCTAATGGTACTGAAAGCTTAATGGCTAACGAAGTACGTAGCCAACGCTTGATGCAATTCTTACAGGTAGCCTCTAACCCAATGTTAGCACCGTTTGCTAAGATGGATTATATTGTACGAGAGATTGCTAAGAGTATGGATCTAGACCCTGATAAAGTTACAAACTCTATGGCAGATGCTGCAATACAAGCTGAGATAATGAAGGGTTTCCAACAGCCAATGCCTGAGCAACAACAGGCTCCACCTCAAGAGGAACCACCTGCAGGAGCAGACGTACAAGATCAAACAGGTGCAGGAGGTGGCACTATTGGCACAGGCGTAGCACCAGTACCAGATGAGCAAGGGTTTAGCGGTAATGTCGCTTAAGTCTTTCGTAAACAATAAAGCAGAGTGGGATGCATTCTGTGAAGAACTAGACATTTTAATTCTTGAGCAACAAAGAAGACTAGAACAATCAGAGGCGGCAATAGATTTACATCGTTGTCAAGGTGCAATAGCTACATTACGAAGACTAAAATATTTGAGGGATAAAGTTAATGGCAACAAATGAAGACAAACAGATGGTATTAGCATTCATGGCTGATGAAGCTGATGTAGACCCGGTATCAGGTAATGAAGTACCCCCAGGCTCACTACCTGAAGAAGTACGTGATGACATTCCTGCACAACTAAGTGAAGGTGAGTATGTAGTACCTGCTGATGTTCTTCGTTTTTATGGTATGAAGTTCTTTGAAGACTTACGAGAAAATGCTAAGATTGAGTTAGCTCGTATGGATAGAGAGGGACGTATTGGCGGTCAACCTGTACCTGCTAATGACAATGAGCTTACACCTGAAGAAATGGCAGAGCTAGATGCTATTGGTGCTGCAGTAGGTGGTTTCATTACAGGACAACCCTCACAGGCTACAATGCCTGATCCGTACCAACAGCAGCAGATGATGTACAGACAAGGTGCACCTGTTGCTATGGGTAACGCAGGTTATGCTCCTGGCGGTACGGTTACAGAGAATGATCCAACACAAGCTCAGTTTGACTTTAGTAAGTATCAACCAGGTTTTTCTTTTGCTATAAACTCTAATGGGTTTCAACCTGTATTAATGTACAAAGAGGGTGAAAATCCTAAGTATGCTACTACCCAAGAGATGTATGATCAAATGCTAGGCGATGGGTGGACTACTAAACTTATAGATACTACAACAGAAACTACAGTAGGTGAAGAGCCAGAAGTTACAGATAATGATCCTGGCGTTGTAGGATCTACAGATATATCCTCAATCACTGGCTCAATAAAAGATAAAGACTTAGATAAAACAACTAAAGGTTTCAGCTTACTAGCTGACCTATCTACTGCACTAGCAGGTACATTAGGAATACCTGTAGGAGCACTTATAAATACTCAAGCTGTAGCTAAATACAATGATGCTTTAACAGATCAAAGTAAACGTAAAGGAAGTATCTTCGGTGGTGAAGGTAGTTTGTATGAAGGTCTATCTGATACAGATGGTAAAAAAGGTAAGACTTTTGGTGATACATGGTTAGGTGACTTACTAGGTTTTGACGGTGCTGTTGGTGTAGCAGAAGGTAGACCAGGATTAAGAGATTCATTCAAGGGTGCTCGTAGAGGCTTTGATGTGGCACAGCTTCAAGGAAA